CGGCTTCGCGCAGGTCGGCTTTTGCTGCGATTGCAACCGCAGTTGCAGCCCCGAGCCGGAGTGCCTCCGGTGCATCATCCGCCACTTGGATTTCGGCGGTGAAAATCACCGAGCCGGTAAACCGGTCAGTGATATTGTGAGCGTTTTTCATAGTCGTGTCTCCCAGTTCGGCGCGGGCTTGCGCCAAGTCAATCCGCTGTTTTCCGCCCGCAGCCGTTTGTTTTCTGCCGCCAGTTCGGTCGCAATGCGGTGGGCGGCGCTGGGGCGGGTTTCAATCGTCATTGGTGTGTGTCCGCCAGTGCTGCGCGGGCTACATCCACAACACCTTCCAAATCCCAACCCATGTCGATTGCAATTGTCAGGTTTTCCAGTGCATCCCGCAGCCGTTCTTTTTCTGCGGCATGTTTAGCCATCAAGTCATGCGTAATACTTGACCAAGAATTTGCAGCCCTGATGTATATTTCACGGGCTTCATTTCGTTGCATTGTGAGCCGTTCAATTTGCTCTTGCGGTGTCTCAGTCATAATCTAATCTCCCATTCATATGTAAAAGGCGGGCCATGACAGCCCGCCCTGTGTGGCTCAGGCGCTCATGGCGTGCCGCACGCATCCGTCATGGTCGTCGCCGTTGTCTACCGCGTCCATATAAGCTGAGAGCCGGGCGATGCTGGTCTGGTTGGTTTCCAGATCGTCATAGCCAATAGACAGGGCCGCATAGATCGCCTCGTATTCGGCGGGCAGGCCGTCCGGGTCCGCCATTTTTGCCATGAACCGTTCCGCCATGGTCTTGTAATCAATCGGGGCGGGCGGTGTTGCCGGGGCGGCGCTGGCCGGTTGCGGCACGGGCATTGCGGTGGGGGCCGGTGCATCCTTGCCGGTAGCGGCTGCAATGGCTGCCTCATACGCTTCTTTCTGGCCACGCTTGGCACGCCACGATCCGTCCGCGTTCTTGCTGGCCGGCGTGCTGTGGATGGCGTCGTCGTGGGTCATGCCGTGACAGTCTGTCTCGGGCTGTGCCGTCTCGGGCTGTGCAGGTGCCGTGTCGGGCTGTGCCAGATCAGGCGTCCATGTCGGGGCTGTGTCGGGCACGTCTGGGGAATCAGCGTTACCCGTCAAAAAATTAACAAGCTGGGCCATGCTTTGCATGTCGGCAGCGTTGTGGGGGTCAAAGGTGATCTGCATGGTCGTTCTCCGGTTTGGGTTGCTATTACCTATTACTAGCCCAAGCTGCACGGGTTGTAAATACCTATTATTACCTTGACGGGCCGGGGCGGGCTGGATAGCAATAGCGCATGACAATCACACTCCGCCCATACCAGACGCAACTGATCGACGATATCCGCGCCAAGTGGGACAGCGGGGCACAAAACGTGCTGGCCGTTATGCCGACACGCAGCGGCAAGACAGTGACGTTTGCCGCGCTGAACGCGGATGGTGAGCGATCTGTCACCATTGTGCATCGGCAGGAACTGGTCGGGCAGATCAGCCGCACATATGCGCTGACAGGCACTTATCACAATATCATCGCGCCTCAATCGGTCATAAATTACTGCATATCGCAACACATCGAGACAACGGGCCGGAACTTCTACGATCCGCGCGCCTCAGTCAGCGTGGCCGGTGTCGATACCCTTATCCGCCGGTTCAAGCCTGGCGATCCGTGGTGCAACTCGATCCGGCGCTGGACCACCGACGAGGCGGCGCACCTGTTACAGGATAACAAGTGGGGAAAAGCTGTAGCATTGTTCCCCAACGCCAAGGGGCTGGGGGTTACGGCCACGCCGATACGGGCTGACAAGAAGTCATTGCACGCCGACCAGCACGGTGTCTTTCACGCGATGGTGCAAGGGCCTGGCATGCGCGATCTGATCGACATCGGTATGGTCTGCGAATATCGGGTCATCGCGTCACAGACCGGGATTGACGAGGCGCTGTTGCGGATCGGATCGACTGGCGATTTCACATCCGCGTCCACCAAGGCCGCCCGCAAGTCGGAAATAATCGGCGATGTGGTTGAGACATACCAGCGCCACGTTCCGGGCAGGCAAGCCATCGTCTTTACCGTCGATGTGCAGGACGCGCGGGACATTGCAGACAGGTTTGTGGCGGAGGGCATCCGTGCCGCATCACTGGACGCCACCAGCAATGACAGCCTGCGCCAGTCGCAATTCGATCAGTTTGCCGCAGGCGAGTTGCAAGTCCTTACCAACGTCAATCTTTTCGCCGAGGGGGTCGATGTGCCGTCTTGTGATGTTGTGATCATGGCCCGCCCGACTGCCAGCTTCGGATTGTTTTGCCAGCAGTTTGCCCGGTGCCTGACACCCGCTCCGGGTAAAGATTTCGGTATCATCATCGACCACGTGGGCAACGTGGTGCGCATGGCGGCCAAGCACGGCCTGCCCGATACGCCGCGCACGTGGTCGCTATGGCAAGACGAGACGCGCAAGGCTAATGGCAACCCCGACGCCGTGCCTGTCAGGGTCTGCCCGGAATGCCTGCTGACGTATGAAGCCGTCGTGTTTGTCTGTCCGTATTGCGGCGCCGATCATGTCCCGGCGGGGCGGTCATCACCGGATCAGGTGGACGGCGTGCTGTCGGAAATGTCGCTGGAATTGCTGGCAACGTTGCGCGCCGGTGCGGCCAAGATACAGGCCGCCGAGCCCGCCATCCCCTACGGGGCGTCTGAGATTGTCGCCGCGGGGATCCGCGCCCGGCACAGGCGGAACCAAGCGGCCCAAGCGGCCCTGTCCGAGGCAATGCAGCGATGGGGCGGAATACGGCTGGCGGCGGGTGACTCGGATGGGGTCATGCAGGCTAAATTCTACCACAGGTTTGCCGTTGATTGTTTTACAGCACAGGGGTTGTCCGAGCGGGCGGCGCTGGAATTGAGGGACACTATTATGGAGGCGACACGATGAAACTCAACACACAATTCCGGGCCAGCTTTGTCCGGCGCTGGCACACCAGCCCGGACCTGGCGCAGACCGTTGACACGCTGGCGGGACACGGCGGGCGGGTGGCGCGCATCATCCTCAAGCTGTGGCCCGATGCCTCCGCAGCCCTGCTGCAATGGGCGCTGGTGCATGATGACGGGGAATCCGTGGTCGGTGATGTGCCAACCCCGGCAAAGGGCGCAACGGTCATCCACGAGCAAGAGCGGGCCGCGCTGGATCGTATCTGGCCGGGGCTGCCTGAATTGACGCCGGACGAATATGAGAGGCTGCGCTTTGCCGACAGGCTTGATGCCTGGATGTGGGCCAAGCATCACGCGCCGCACGTGCAGGACAGTGACGGCTGGCCTGGGTGCCGCCGTTGGTTGGTTGAGCAGGCCGAGGCGCTGGGCGTGGCGGTGGCGCTATGACGTGGCTCATTGCTTGCGAATTTTCCGGCAGGGTGCGGGATGCATTCTTGGCGCAAGGTATCGACGCGGTGTCATGCTTCTGGACGCGGGGCGACATGCCGCCATTGCAGCCCACCAGCACGATGACCGCCGCTGATGCGCGGGCCGATGCGATAACCAACCGTATGAGGGAGGCGACACGATGAAACGCACAGACATCCTGGACGCAGCGCGACAGGCCGTCACGGTCGATAGGGCCGCCACGCATGGCCAGCTTGAGGACTCTTTCGGGCTGGTGGCGGCATACTGGTCAGCGCACCTCGGAACGCCTGTCAGCCGGTCTGACGTGGCCGTTATGATGATCCAACTGAAGCTGGCCCGGATCAAGACGAGCCCGGAACACGCGGACCATTGGATAGACGTGGCGGGCTATGCGGCCTGCGGTGGTGAGGTGGTATTGACACAACCGTCAATAAATGGCAATAGTAACGCAAAGGAGTTTGACCGATGCCAGGACGAGTGAGAATGTCGCCGGAAGGTCGGCGCGAGGTGATCATAAAAGCGGCCATTGCCCTGACGCGCGAGGCCGACGGATGTCTGGACTCATGGTCGCGCCAGGACGTGGCCAAAAAATGCGTGCCGCCGACAAGCGCCAACACGGTGAAGCATTATTTCAGCCAGCCTGGTCTGCGGGAGGCTGTGCGGGCACTGCTGGATAAGTAACAGATAGTCCCGGCTTTCAAGGTTGACTTGTCGTAAAACGCTTACCATAGTGGTAAATCTAAGGGAAGCGCACAAGGGGGCATCATGAAAAAGTTGAACGACTATTTGAAGGGCCGGACGGCCCGTGAATTGGCGCGCGCGGTGGGTATTTCTGAGGCTCACATATCCCGCCTGCGGCACGGTGAACAAACGCCGTCGCTCAGTCTGGCGCGGCGCATAAAGCAAGCTACCGATGGCGCTGTGGACTATGACGCATGGCGGTTTGTAAAATGATCGACGCCGCACTGTTATATGCCAAGCGCGGGTGGACGGTCTTTCCGGCACCTGTCGGCACCAAGAAGTCACACATTGCAGCCGCGCAGCGGGGCGGACCAAGATGGGGCGCAACGTCAGACCATGACACGTTGTGCCGGTATTGGACGCAGTTCCCCAAAGCCAATGTGGCCATCGTCACTGGTCAAGTTTCCGGAATATTTGTGATCGACGTTGACACAGACGCGGGACATGGCGTTGACGGGTTTGCAAGCCTTGCCGCGCTTCCCGGTCATATGCCTGAAACGCTCACCGCTCAAAGTCCGAGCGGGTCCAAACACTTCTATTTCAACTGGCCCGACACAGGAACTATCCGCAACAGCGTGGGCAAGATCGGGCCGGGGCTGGACGTGCGGGGCGACGGCGGGATGGTCATCGCCCCGCCGTCTGTCAAACCTGACGGCGGCGTTTACATCTGGAACAACAGCGCACCGATTGCGGATGCGCCAGCGTGGCTGCTGGAAATGGTGTGCAGCACCGATGCGCCCCAGACCGATGCGCCGCGCCGCGCCACACCACCCGCGCTGGGTGAGGTCGAGGAACTGCTGACATATATCGACCCGGACGCGGGCGGATATCAGGATTGGCAGAGGATGATATCTGCCATTCACGATGCGTCCGGCGGCTCAGACGACGGCATGCACTTGGCCGACAAATGGTCAGAACGCGGGGCGAACCATAACCCGGGTGAAGTGCAAGACAAATGGCCCAGCTTTACCTCGGGTAAGGGCGGCGGATCGGGCATGGGAACAATAGGCTACCAAGCCAAGCAGGCCGGGGCGGACGTTGCAGCCATTGGCGCGCGGCACCGCCTGCTGAATATGCCCGACCCATCTCACGTTCCGGCCGGTATGACGCCGACCGCGCCGGGGCAGGGGATGCCCAGCGCGCCGCGCGCGGCAAGCGTGGTCGATCTGATATGTGCCAAGATACAAGAAAATCCGCATGAAGCCGTGGAATTGCTGGCCGAAGAAGTGGCGCGCCTGTCACCTACTGATAGAGAAAAGGTGTTCGAAGAATGTAAACTCTACCCCTGTCTGGGCAAAGCCAAGATGCAGGCGGCAGTGAAGCGGGCTGTCACGGGTTTTCTGGCGGCCAAAGGTGCTGTTGCGTTGCAGACGCCGGAATATGCCGAGTTGAGTTATTACTTCATTGTCCGAAACGAGGACGGGCAGGCGGTGGCGGTGGATGCCCGCGGCGGGATGCAACCACAGTCCCGCACACAGTTCCGGGATGCCATGGCGCAACTGCCGCCGATCATGATCGAGGATAAGGCCACAGGCAATGCGCGGGCGAAGCTGGCAGCGGATTATTGGTGGGAGCATCCCGACACGCTTAGATATCACGCGACGGGATATGACCCGCTGGCAGGCGTTGAACTTTATGATGACAAGGCGCGCAAGATCCGCAACGTCTACGAGCCAGGGCATACCGCGCCCGCAGCGCCTGTGGGGCCTGAAGCGGTTGAGCCGTTCCTGCACGTTATCCGGTCAAACTTCCCGGACGCATCAGATCAGCACACGCTGTTGCAAATTCTGGCACATCTGGTGCAGCGGCCCGGCGTGATGTTGCGCTGGTCTCCGGTGATGCAGGGCGCGCCGGGGTGCGGCAAGGGCACTATTTCCCAAGCCGTCGCGTATTGTCACGGGCGCAAGAACGTAGCGCATCCATCGCCTGACGTGATCGCCACAGACTTCAACGGATATATGCACCAAAAGACGCTGATCGTGGTGAATGAGATAGGCGACCACAGCAAGCGCGAATTGTCGGTGCTGTCTGAAAAGATCAAGCCATGGATCACCGACGACGACGCGCATATTCATGGTAAAGGGAAAGGCTCATTCGACACGCAGAATTTCACCAACTGGATATTCACCACGAACCATCTGCACTGCATGCTGGCCACGCCGGGCGAACGCCGCTACGCGCATTTCATATCAGCCCTGCAAACCGAAGACGAAGCAGCGCGGGCTTTTGATCCGGCGTGGTGGACAGGCAGCACAGGCGACTGGTGGGGATCCTACTACGATTGGTGGGGTGCGGGCGGGGCCGAGGCGGTGCGGGGCTATCTGGGCCACCTGGCGCTTGATGTGGTGCCGTCCCGCGCGCCTGTGACGTCGAGCACGGCTGAGGCGATGCATGCGGGTGACGGGGCGGCGGCGGGGCTGATCCGGTCGGCTGTGACCGAAGGCGCTGTAGGCTTTAGGGGCGGGTGGGTTTCAATCAACGCGGTGCGCGATCTGCTTGAGTCCGAGGATCTTAAAGTGCCAGGCGGCCCTTATCTGGCACGGCAGCTTGAACAGATAGGCTACAGGCACACGATACGGTGCAACACGTCACCTTCCGAAGCAAACCGCTTTCCCAAGGCAGCGACAAAGACTCGACTGTATCATGTCGAGGACCTGGCAGGCAGAGGCCCCGCAGACACCATGGCGCTGTATGACGCAGCGCAACGATTGGGTGACAGCGGCCCGGTCCGGTCAACAGTGATTAAAATGCCCGGTCTATAAATTACCGTTAAATTAAAGCCCCGCCCCGTTAAATTGTGGCGGGGCTTTTTTGTGCCTGATGGACAGATAGTCTGGTCCGGTGGACACATAACCTGTCCACCTTTAAACGTTTGATTTCTTTGGTTTTTTATGCTGCTGGACCGATTGGACAGATAGTTAGAGGTGTTTCGTAGGTGTAAAAATGTGAGGTTCTATAATTATAGTATTTATTATGGGTGCTTTCTCACTCACCATAGGCTCAGTGCTAGGTTGCGGTCCAATCGGTCCGCGCTTCAGGATTATTTAATAAAACCAAAGGTTTAACAGGTGGACAGATGGTTTTTGGTATCTGCCCAACACAAACCGCTTGCATCTGGCGGCAATAAGCGGCAATACTACCCAAACGCAACCGGAGGAACACCATGCAGATGCCCCGCAACGGATTTGACAACCTGGCCGCAGTGGCCCGCATGAACACGGACGACACGTCACATCATCCTCTGGCGTGGGTCTGGGATGAACTGGACATGGAGCGTGTGCATGCCATTCCGATGGGGTGTTGGTCATGACTGATAACGCAGACCAGGCAGCACGCATGAGGGCCATGTGGTCCGCCGTAGTGATAACCGCGATCAATGATGCAATATAAACACAAAGGCCGGGCGCAACTGTGGGCAAACTCGCGGAACGGTATGGACGTAATCAGCATGGCTGGCATCGACCCTGACAAGCGCGTTACTGACTGCATGGTAGCATTCGCGGCCAAGGGCGTGCCATCCACAACGTCGCGCAAAAGGGGGCCAAGCTATGATGCCTGCACCGAAATTTCCCCAATATAAAACGGTTCCGACCGATAGCCTGATACCCTACGTACGCAACGCCCGGACTCACAGCCCCGCTCAGGTGGACAAAATCGCCGCTTCGATCCGTGAATTTGGGTTTCTGTCACCTATAATTACGGACGGGCAAAACGGCATTGTGGCGGGCCACGGGCGCGTCATGGCGGCACAAAAGCTGGGGCTTGATACGCTGCCGACAATTGACGCCGCGCACCTGACCGAGGCGCAGCGCCGCGCCTATATGCTGGCAGATAACCGCACGGCATTGGATGCAGGCTGGGACAACGACCTGCTCAAGATCGAGTTGCAGGACCTGGAAGCTGAGGGGTTCGACCTGTCATTGACCGGGTTTGACTTGGGTGAAATTGAATCTATCAACATGCTGGCCGAGGCGGCTAATTTGCCCGGCGAGGGCGACAATCCGTCAACCATGAGCCTTGCGGATAAGTTTGGCATTGCCCCGTTTAGCGTGCTAAATGCGCGTGAGGGCTGGTGGCAATCTCGCAAGCGCGCGTGGCTGGCGTTGGGGATTAAGTCGGAAATAGGTCGTGAGGGGCTTGCGCCGACAAGCGTTCCTAAAGATTTGCCGGAGGGCCACTACCTTGCAGGGCGCGGCAACAACGAGGGTGGGTCGATCTTCGATCCGGTGCTGTGTGAACTTGCCTATAGCTGGTTCAGTCCGCCCGGCGGCACGGTCCTTGACCCATTCGCAGGCGGATCGGTTCGCGGCGTGGTGGCGTCAAGGCTGGGCCGTCAATACATCGGTGTCGAATTGCGCGAGGAACAGGTGCAGGCCAACCGGACGCAGGGCGACGAACTACGCCCTGATCTGCCGCCGGTCTGGCATACAGGCGACAGCCGCAACATCGACCGGATATGCGCGGACGTTGATGCCGACTTTGTTTTCAGTTGCCCGCCGTATGCGGATCTTGAGGTCTACAGCGACGATCCGAATGACCTGTCAACGCTGAAATACGAGGAATTCCGTCCCGCCTATTTCGAGATCATCGCCAAGGCTTGCAGCCGGTTGAGGCAAGACCGCTTCGCCTGCCTTGTGGTCGGCGATGTGCGCGACAAGCGGGGCAACTATTACAATTTCGTCGGGGATACGGTTGAGGCTTTTCGCGCGGCCGGGCTGCACTATTACAACGAGGCTATCCTTGTCACGTCCGTTGGGTCGTTGCCGATCCGGGTCGGTCGGCAATTCGCCTCGGGCCGCAAACTGGGCAAAACGCACCAGAACGTGCTTGTGTTTGTCAAGGGCGACGGTGCCAAGGCAACCCAAGCCTGTGGTACCGTTGAGGTTCACATTCCTGAGCCTGAAACAGAAAACAGCGATCTGGGCGAGGAACTTTGACCCAGCCGGTCGTCACGGTGCACAGCGGGATCCACGTCGTCAGGGATGATCTATTTCCCGGCGGCACCAAGGCCCGCTTTCTGCCTGCGCTGTTTGATGATGCCGACGAGGTTGTTTATGCCTCCCCATGCGAGGGCGGCGCGCAAACGGCACTGGCGCACACAGCGGCGGCGCTAGGCAAGCGGGCAACAATCTTTGTGGCAAAGAGGGCCGAGCCACACGCAAGGGCGCTAGAGGCCAAGCGGGTCGGCGCAAAGGTGATGCAAGTATCGCCTGGCTATCTGACAGTGGTGCAAGCGCGGGCGCGGGAATACTGCAACCGGACCGGCGCACGGCTTGCACCGTTCGGCGTTAACATGCCCGAGGCGATTGAGAAGATCGCAGAGGCAGCGCGCATGAGCGGCCTGCAACCAGACGAAGTTTGGTGCGCCAGCGGTTCAGGCGTTTTGGCGCGGGCGATTGCAAAGGCTTGGCCAGATGCCCGGCGGCACGTTGTGGAGGTGGGGCGCACGCTTTCATCAGCGGATGTTCTCGGCGCCACGATCCATAAGGCGGGGGTGCCATTCTCAAAGGCGTTGAAGGGTCAGCCGCCGTTCCCGAGCGATCCGCACTATGACGCGAAGGCTTGGAAAATGTGCAAAGCCCGACACGGTGCCGGGCTTGTGCTATTCTGGAATGTGACGGGGCCAGCTAGGGGTTAAGCGTTCCTGATGTGCGCGTCCCTGCCATCGGCTGTGACCGCGTAGATCATCGTGCGCCCGTCGCCATACCCCCTGGCATAGGCTACCGCCTCGGCCATGCTGGGGAACACAACGCGAGTCCGGTTGCGCACCTGACGCCCCCTGACAGCGGTGAAATAGGCGGCTGCGTTGAGAACGTTTTGCTCGTGTGGGGTGTGGGTCATGCCAGCATCCCCCGTGCCAAGGCTTCCCTCAGCGCAATGCCTGTCCAGAATGTGGCGTCGCGCTGGTGGTAAGTGCCGTCTGGGGACAGTGTGGGAT